ATCGAAAGTAACATTTTTAACTTGCCATTTACTACTCAAGATGTTATACTTCACTATAATCAATAAATGGCATTGATAGTACATGACAGACATTTTCAAAGTTATACAAACAGGTCTAGCTAACGAGTTTGCTGCATTGGCTTCAGAAGGCATCACAGCAGGTGATGTATCAGGGTTTTTAGACACTGGTTCTTACATGCTTAATGCTATGTTGTCGGGGTCCCTCTACGGAGGGGCTCCCGATAACCGAATCGGAGCTATTGCTGGTGAGGAATCGACAGGCAAAACCTTTTTTGTGTTGGGCATATGCAAGCATTTCCTTGATGAAAACCCAGATGCGATAGTGGTTTTCTTCGAGTCTGAGTCTGCAATCTCTAAGAAAATGTTAGCAAGCAGGGGTGTTGACACCAAGAGGGTGTTGATTGTCCCTGTCACGACCGTTCAGGAATTCCGTTTCCAGTCCCTCAAGATTGTTGACAACTACAGAGCCATGGCCGAAGATGAACGCAAACCGATGCTCTTAGTTCTAGACAGTTTCGGTATGCTTTCAACCTCAAAAGAAATCGAAGACACCGCTGCTGGTGCAGAAACGAAGGACATGACTAGGGCTGCGATTGCAAAAGCAACCTTCCGTGTCCTCACCCTCAAACTAGGTTCCCTTGGTGTGCCGTTGCTGGTCACGAACCACACGTATGTACAGATGGGACAGATGTATGCAAGTAAGGAAATGGGTGGTGGAGGTGGTCTGAAATTCGCTGCGTCCAACATCATTTTCCTCTCAAGACGCAAAGAAAAAGATGGTACGGATGTGATAGGACACATCATCACCTGTACACTCAAGAAGGGTAGACTGACCAAAGAAAACTCTAAAGTCGAGGTAAAACTGACATACGACAAGGGATTAGACAGATATTATGGACTAATTGACCTTGCTGTCAAATATGACATCTGGAAAGGGGTTTCCACACAAATAGAATTGGCTGATGGCACGAAAAAGTTTAGAAAAGCCATATATAAGGAGCCTGAGAAATACTTCACAAAAGAGGTGATGGAAAAATTGGAAAAAGCAGCAGCGAAAGAATTTCTATATGGGTCTGATATTAACGAATAGTGATGCTACCTATGCGTCTGAGATATTCATTAACTTCTTCGAGAAGTATGACAGGATTGATGACTATCAAAGAGACATAAAACAGCAAAGGATGGCGACGGCAAAATTGAAAACGCCGTCCACTCTGCCTGGGTGTGCGCCCGAGGACGACATATTTGATGACTTCTCCTTGAACCCAAAGGATATGGGTTTCAAATTACACTACAACTATAATCAAGAGAGTTATGACAGCCTTCTAGACCTTACAACGTCACACATTACAGAGAGGGCTATGGTCGGCAAAAGGATAATCATTGTAGTAGAGGAAACCACCACAGGTAAAATCTGTGGTGTTATCAGGTTAGGGTCGCCGATGATTAACTCCAAACCGAGAAACGAGTTCTTTGGTGGTAACCTTGACCTGAAGCTCCTAAACAAACACGCAATCATGGGTTTCATCATCGTTCCGATGCAACCCTTCGGTTTCAACTATCTTGGTGGTAAACTGTTAGCGTTGATGTGTTGCACACACGAAATCAGGGAACACATCAATCAAAAATACGGTTCAGAGATATGTCTGTTTGAAACGACATCCCTGTATGGTAACCTCAAAACCTGCTCACAGTATGACGGTCTGAAACCGTTTCTGAGGTATAAGGGACTGACAGACAGCAAGTTTACCCCACTGTTAAATGATGACCGATACAGAAACCTAAACAAGTGGTTCACCTCCAAAAACGATGGGACACCCCTCGTTCCCACCCACACCCCAAAAGGTATCGTAACCGCCTCACGGAAATTGAAGATACACATGAAGATGATAGCCATTCTCAAGAATTCTCTCAGTAACCATAACAACCAAGACCAACTGAAACTATTTACGGACAGCATCACCAAAGCACAGAGCATGACCAACCAAAAGAGATTCTATATGTCCTCATATGGGTATGAGAACGTGGTGGACGTGATGACGGGGAAAACACAGACGCTGGTGCCTGCCGAGAACAGTTACAAATATGCTCTGGATAATGTGGTCGAGTGGTGGAGAAACAAGGCAGAAAAACGGTATAGTAAACTGGCCGGTGAGGATAGGGTAAGAACCGAGTTAGAACTATGGAGCGATGATGAAAACATTGACATTATAAGGTAGACAGATGGCTAAAGAAAACGTAGATTACAAACTGGTAGAAATCATTGTAGATTTTGATAAGTGGTGGGGCATTGAACTGTTGAAACCACCTAACGAAGGGCTTGTTATCAGGTATGACAAGGTAGGTATGCACGAAGAAGGTGAAGATAAGGGGTTGACTTTGAGCTTCTCATACGATATAATACGTAATCCATTGAGTGTAGTCTTAACAGAGGATGACACAGCGTTTCGGACTCTGTTAGGTGATATACTTGTGGACCTAATTGAACATGAGGAAGCGGCAGAAGAACCGCCTCCCAGTGTACATTAAGAGGTACGATGGTAAAGATAGAAGAATTGATCCTAAGAAACTTGTTGATGAACGAAGGTTACGTCAGAAAGACGTTGCCGTTCCTGAAATCAGAATACTTTGACGAGAACACTGAACGAGAGGTGTTCAATGCTGTCAACGATTTCTTTCTAAAGTATAACAACATACCGACCAAGGAATCCTTGACAATTGAGATTGACAGCAACAAGTACTTGTCAGAGCAGGAGTTCGACAAGACGACACAACTGATAGGGAAACTATATGCGACTGATAACAAGACTGATGACCAGTGGTTACTTGACAATACAGAAAAGTTTTGCCAAGAGAAGGCTATCTACAATGGGATTAGAGAGTCGATTTCGATTCTGGACGACAAATCGGGGAAAAAATCTAAAGGTTCTATTCCTGTCATTCTCAGTGATGCTTTATCTGTGTCTTTTGATAGCCATATTGGACATGATTTTTTTGGTGATGTAGAGGAACGGTTCGACTTTTACCACAGGAAAGAGGAGAAGGTACCGTTTGACCTGGATTACTTCAACAAAATCACCAACAATGGTATAGCCAAGAAAAGCCTAACCATCATCCTCGCTGGTATTAACGTAGGTAAGTCATTGGCGATGTGTCATATGGCTGCTGCAAACTTATTGGATGGTAAGGATGTGCTGTATATCACGCTGGAGATGGCGGAGGAGAGAATTGCTGAACGTATTGATGCAAACACTCTCAACGTTAGTTTGAATGACGTTCCCTTGCTACCTAAAGCGCAGTTTGAGAAGAAGATTAATCTACTGAAAGGACGTACGTCCGGTAAACTCATTATCAAGGAGTACCCTACTGCCACTGCGGGTGTGGGGCATTTTAGGTTCCTGTTGAACGAACTCAAGATGAAAAAGAACTTTGTACCCGACATCATATACGTGGATTATATAAATATCTGCACCTCTATGAGATTGAAAGGGAACAACTACGATAGTTACAGTTACATCAAATCAATCGCAGAAGAATTGAGGGGGTTGGCTGTAGAGCATAACGTTCCCATCATCAGTGCGACACAGCTGAACCGACCAGGGTTTTCCAGTAGTGACCCAGACATGACAGACACAGCGGAGTCCTTCGGTTTACCAGCAACAGCAGATTTCATGGTGGCTTTGGTGACCACAGAGGAGTTGGAAGAACTAAACCAGTTGATGGTCAAACAGTTGAAAAACAGGTATGCGGATAAAGGGGTATATAAGAGGTTTATGATAGGTATTGACACTTCAAAAATGAGGCTATATAACCTTAGTGAAGCGGAGACCGAGGGCAAATCAGTTGATTGGGCAAAAATGAAAGACGAACCTGTCATGGATAAGACCACGTTTGGTAGAAGGTTGAAAGAAGATGAAGAAGATGAAGGGTCTAAGAAAAAGAAGTTTAAGGAGTTGAAAATATAATGAGTAAGTATCTCATCAAAGAGTTTCACAACAAGTTTCATGTCGTTGAGGTCACCTCTGGACAAAACATCTCATCTCACAACAGTAAGAAAGAAGCAAAAAATAGAAAAAGGTTTCTAGAAAACGGTGGTGCGTTCAATGGACATACCCCCTCCTTTATCTTACAGA